TGACACTTCCGGGCATTATCTGTTACCAACTACGGGTACTTCAAGCGGTCCGTTTTGACGGGTAAACGCTTTAAGGCTGTCGGCCACAACGCGCCCAATTTCGGCGCTAGTTGCCATGCCACCATTGACGTTTACGGTTATTGGTGACCCGCCGCCGCCCGGTCTGCCTTCGTTAGTGTTTGCCATGCTCGACGCGGTTGGTGCCGGCACCGCAATTGTTTGACCTGCGGTTATTTGTGTAAAAGCAATGTCTGTTTGGGCTTGCTCTAAAAGGGCATTTAAGCGTTTGGTGGTTAGGTTTGGGTTTTTCAAAATCTTTTCGTACTTGGCTAAAACGCTTTCAAGGCCTTTTACTAGCGCGGTGCCTTGGTCAACACCTGCTTGGTAGAAACGGCTTGCACTGTCTAGGCCTAGTTTGTCGGCTACGCCTTGGACGGTGGCAACAAGTTCGTTTACACCGCCGGGGCCTGTAATGGCTTCCTGACCGCCCGCTAAAAGTTCCTCGGCAATTGCTGCACCTGCCTGCCCACCTGCCGCCAAAACGGCTTGTAGCGCGTCTAGTGACAATCCACGGGTAAGCAACAAGTCCACGTTGGTTGCGTACTGTTTTACCCCTGCCACTTGGTCCGCTAACCCGGCTAAAAATCCTGCCCCTGTTTCGTCGCCAGCGTCTTTAGCGTCCCCAAAATTGAAGGCGTCCGAAATGCTCGACGCAACACTTTTGCCAAAATCGGCAAACGCGGTTTGTGCGTCGGTAAGTTGTGTTTTGGCGTTGTCTAAAGCGTCGGCCAATTTGTCTTTAATGGTGCCGTACAGTTCGTTTACCTTTTTTGAAGCCCCGCCTGCACCGCCGGCCATACCTTCAAACGCGGTTGTAACCCCGTCTACTTTCGGGTTTAACAAGTCGGCTTGGCCTGCTAGTCGCGCGGTTTCGGCTTCGGCTGCCAACATTGCGGCCCTCATGTCGTCAATAGCAATAACGACGCTATTAAATTTCATTTCTAATTCGCCAACTTGGGTAATGCCAAGGTCGCCTAATTCGTCGCCCATTTTTTGCGAAACGCCTATAAGCATTGAAAACGGTCCAATTGCTGCGTTTATTGAATTAACAACACTTGCACGCATACGCGCAAACGACAACGAAACCGCCAAAGTAAATTTCTTTACGTATAGGCCCGTTATACCCATGTTGTCTATGAAAGCGTCAAACGCCCCGCCAAGGCCTTTCTTGCCGAAAGCGTCAACTGCTGCCGCTGCAGCACCCGGCAATTTGTCTAACGCGTCTTTAAAGTAACGGTTGTTCAAAATGGCATAACCAATAGTTTCGATTACTTCGTCAAATACGGTATTAAGGCGTTTTAGTTGGCCTTCAAAAGTGTTGGCTGCTGCCGCGCTTGCACCGCCAAATTGTTTTTCAAGTTCCTTTTGGGCAAGCGTAAAGTCTTTGCTTTTAATAATTGCAGGGTCTAACGCAATACCAAGTTTTGTAAGTGCACCTAAATTTCCGTTTTGGGCTTTAGCCAATGCAAGGCTTGCTGTTTCCAAATCAACGTTTGCGCCTGCGGACAGGTCTAAGGCAAGTCCAAGCAAATCTTGGGCTTTAGTTAAATCCCCGGTACCTCGAACAAGTGTGGCAAGCGACGGCCTAAGTTGACTGTCGGCCACGCCCGAAGCAAACTGCATTTTGTTTATGAAATCCTCGGTAGCGCTAACCATTGCTTTCGTTGCGCCCACACTGTTTCGAAGTTGTTTGTCTAAAAGGGCAACGCTTTTTTGGTCCTCGGCTGCAGCCTGCAACGCTTTAGTAATACCTACGGCAGCGGCACCAAACGCGGCGGTAACGGCAGCGCCAACAAGGGCACCCGTTTTGCCAAACTTCTTAAATACCTTTTCGGCCGCGCCAATACCTGCGTCGCTGAACGTTGTAATAATTGGAATATTTATAGCCATTAGCGGACCTTCAAATTTCTGTTAGTTATTTTCATAACGTCGGCAACTACAAGCATTACGTCGGCTTGCACGGCAGGCTTGTTTTTTTCTACCGCTTTGTCAATGACGCGGGGTTGGCCGCCTTCCTCTTTTGTAAGGTTGGTTACAAATAGCCCGGAAGTGTTGCGACCTGCATGGTCATAAATAACCCCTGCGGCGTCCATGGATTGCACAACCATAAGTTTGTACGGTTTGGCACCAAAAACGACTTGTTCGGTGTAACCGCCTTTGTTGAAGTCAACGTAGCGTTCACGGGTTGCGCGGGCGCCAACTTTAATTTTGTAGCCCTTTTGCACTTGGTCGGTACGCCATGACGTTTCGCGGCCTTTAACTAGGTTGCCTCGAACCATGCCGGAAAGCGGGGCGCCGTTTCCTTTGCTGTTGTCAAAACTGGCAACCATGCTGCGGGCTTCGTTAATGATTATTTGACCGCTGTTTTTAATGCGTTTGGTGACTTGGCGCCGATATTTGGGGTCTATTTTGTTTAGTTCGGCTAAGGCCTCTTGAATACCTTGGACTTGTAACACTTGTTGGGCCATGCCGGTTACCTTTTGTTTCGTTCACCAAGTACTTTAGTGACTGTAAGCAAGTCCTGCGTGTCAAACATTTGTGAGTACCAATGCGGCGCCCAACCTGTTGCAACTAATAGTTCGGCTAGTTGCCTTCGGTAGGTGCCGCTTGGGTAGGGTTTGGGGCCTCTTGGTCTATTACCTCAACGTTGGTAATTTGTTTGCAGTAAGTGTCAAACTCGGAAGGCACAACAATTTTGGCTTGTTTGCTTGCTTCCCATGCAAGGTAAAGCAAATCCTCAACACCAATACCGTTTGCCATGTCGGCCGCTTTGCGTTTAAAACGGCGTTCCCATAACACAATGGTAAAAAGGTTTGTGTTTACTTGAAGCGTGCCTTCATGGTTAGTTACTTGAAGGGTTAATTGCATTGCTTGCCTGCTTTCGTGTCGGGCCGATTATTCGGCGCTATTTATGCAACGGTGTAGGCGCCGCCAACAAACAAAATGTCAATTGTTGAAAGTTCGCCCAAGGTTGCGTTAATCACTGGCATTTCAGTTAGGTAGCACCCGGTTAGCGTGAAAACGTCACCGCCGGCACTGTCTGCAACCGTAACCGTGGTTGTTGTTCCAACTAACGCTGCCAAAGTTGCGTAAGTTTCTGACGCTGCGTAGGACTGGTAGAGGGTCAAGGTCACTTCGCTGTTGTTCAATCCTGCTTGGTAACTGCGGTTGGTTTTGCCAAAAGTTGTGTTTTCCAACTGGTCAAAACGGTGCGTAAAAGTTGCCGCGGTGCATTGGTCGGTTAGCGAAACGCTGTTAACGGTTACTACCGGGTTAGAAAGGTAAGTGCTTGTTGCCATGGTGTTTAATCCTCTTTCGTTGCTTTCTTATTTTTAGCACCTTTTTTCGGTGCGGGTGTGGATACTTCGTCGGTTGCTTCGTCTGCGACTTCGACTATGAACCCGCCCCAAATTAGGCCTGCTACTTGTATGCCGGGTGCGGGCACGTATTCTGTGCCTACTACACCAACGCGGGGGCTTTTAATAATGTACATAGGCACCTAACTTGTTTGGGCTTGCATTTCAATTGTTAAATCATAGGCGGCTAATTCGCTTCCACCGATTACGGCAATGGTTGGGCGTCCGTCTGTTACGGCCACGTTTGCCCCCAACACTTTCGCCGCCAAGTTCATTAGGGACCGTTGGGCGTCAAGGTTGCCCGGACCAAGGGTAATAAGGCGGACGGGAAAACTAATTTTTACAATGTTGTAGTTCCATGCAACAAACGAAGGGGCGTCAATGAAGGCACAAGGCGGCACAAGGTTTCTTGGGTCGTTGACTACTTGTAGGCCTGTGACGGCTTGCAGGGTCGTTGTTAAATCGTCGAGCGCGTTATTAAAAAGGTCGGTGTACGCGACGGGCATTACGCGACGGCCGGGCGGTCTATGCCCAATAGTTGTTTAATCATTGGACTAAGGCCCATGCTTCCGCCAGCTGCCAATCCGTCAAACCCTGCAAAGTCTGTTACAGCGCCACGTTGACGGTACAAAAACCCGGCATACGCCACGGTTCCCAAAAGCACCGAAGCGTTGGGGACCGTTGTAAGGCTTTCGTTGCGGTATCCGGCTTCGCGCCTACGCCTATAGGCAAACTCGTTTGCAGCGTTTCTGCATTGGGTAATAAAGGTTTGGTCCGCGGCCGTTGCCGTGCCAATGCCTAGCCAATCTTCAATTTGTGCGTCTGTTGTAACCCAAGTGCACGTAGCGGTAGTAGTGACCGTGCCGGTAGCGGGCACAATGTCCACGTTGTCGGCCGTCTTAGCAAACAACACTTGATTGGCAATAGGCGCTTCAATGTCGTAATGAAAAAAGCCTTGGTCATCTACGCCCGTAAAGTAATACTGGGGCAACCCAAAAACGGTGTAAGTGCCGTTAAAGGTTGCGTCAACCCCTGCAATAGTTACCGACTGACCAACCTCTAAAGGGTCGGCGTTAGTTAGTAATACAACAACCGCGTAATTGTCGGTTAGGTATTTTTGTTGGACCGAATAGACGGCCATAAAGGCCTACCTTTCGGTTATCAGACGAACTTAACGAACTTGGTTGCGTCTGCCATGAAGGCTGCAGCGTAACCACGGAACGCAATAGTACGGCCCAACGTTGCCGGTACTTCAACGCTAATTGCGCCTTTTTGCTGTTCGTAGAACTCGAAGCCTGCGGCAGGTCCTGCAGCGTGGCCCATAAACGAGCCCGGTGTGTGTTTGTCAACAACCAACACCAACCCAAGCGGGTTGCCGTTCCATGTTGTTGCAGCGGCGTTACCTGCAGCGTTTTGACCCATAAGGTTAGGTGCACCCGTGTACGGGAATACTGGACGGTTTGACGAATCCACGCTTGACGAAAGGGCCGCCCAACTGGCAGGTGTAACAACCATGTGCGTAGGCAAGTAGTTAGACGTTTCCGAAATTTGGCGGGCACCGTCGTAGATTGCTGCAACCCAATCGGCACCAACTGCGGTGTCGGCAACGCTTGCGGTTTGTGTGATTGCTGCATGGCAAGTGTCAACCGCGTAATTGTCGGTTGCCTGACCGTAAGCAATTGCCAACTGGTTCAAAATGATGTCAATTGACGAAGGGTCACTCCAATCAAGGTCTTGTTCGGACACGGTGACGTATGTTCCAAAACTTAGTTTGCTGATGTCGGTGTTGGACACTTGGACGGTTGAAGCGTTAAGCGTGTCAAACTGTGCGGCCTGTTGTGCAACTGTTGGGCGGGTTGTAATTTTTGGACGGCGGAAAGTTGCGCCAGCCGAAGGCATTGCCCTTGTCCCAATTGCCGACACGAAAGGCCTAATTGGGTTAAGCGAATCGTAGACACTCCCGGTTATAATTTCTGGCAAAATTCCTGGCGTCGATTCCGTATTGATGTATGGCGCTGTTCCCGGCGCTGCTTCAATTCGAGCCTGTGCAATGTTTGCGTTCATTTGTGCAAAATCTGCACCGCCGCGCACATAACTTGCAATATATTCCGACGTTGAAGGCAAACGCAATTTGCGTGGCTGTGCATAAATTGCTTGCACGGTTGAAGCCTCAACTACTGCAGGGGTTTCTACTGGGTTAGTCATTTCGGTTACTTCCTTTTCTGTGTCCTGTTGTTCATTTAACTCTATTTCGGTTTCGTTTTGGTGGATACTGGCGGCCACCCGTTCAACCTTGGCGGCCTCAAAAGCGCCGTACGGCAAAAGGCTTAATTCCTGCCACTCGGCCTTAGTAACAATCATGGTGCCGGCTTCGTCAAAACTAAATTCAATAGGCACGGCACCGACACTAAGGGAATCGAGCACCCCGTCCATGGCCAGCTGCAAACTTTC